TTTTGCATCTTCGGCATCGTCCACCTGATGTCCCATCTCCTGAAGCTGAACCTTCAGGTGATGGCGTAGCAATGCGTTATCCTCAACAACCAGTACGCGCATCATCTTTTCTCCCTATATGAATGGTATGAATAGTTTAACGCTGATTATGGAGTTTGAAACCAGCGTCATGAAATTAAATGACTTTTTTAATGCTACCAGTGCCTTGGGGGCGTCCTGGGGGCATAGCTGTCGGCATCTGATTGTTCAGCATGTTGACCTGATCCTGGTTCATATCGCCGATCCACTTCGAGTAAACCTCATACACCATACGCGCGTCCTCATGGCCCATCTGGCTGGCGATAAAGGAAGGGTTAGCACCGGCCATAAGCGTCCAGCAGGCGTATGTATGGCGGGACTGATAAGGGTTTCTCTCACGTATTCCAGAAAGTTTAGTTCCCCGTTTCCATCCATACGAAATCGAATTTTTGGAAAAAAAGCTCTCATTCACTGACGATTTCTTTTCAGGAGTAAATACAAAACGCAGATTTTGCGGCTCGGTTTTGCCAATTTCACGGTGATGGAAAACGATCTGCTGTCTTGGGTTATTGCCGGTGATTTCGAACTGCTCGAGCAGCGCATCATGAGCAGGCTTAAGCAGTGTAATCGTTCTGATGCCTGCATCTGTTTTTGGCGGCACAAACACCCGCTTGTTCGTCAGGCTTCTTGATACGTGAATCTCACCTTTCCTCAGATCGATGTCCTCCCACGCCAGAGCACAAATCTCGCCGGGCCTCATTCCCGTATGGACGGCTACAATGATGATCAAAGCCAGTTTTCGGGGAAGGGCGGCAATCAGTGCCTGGTACTCATGAAGTAGAAGCGGATCGGGGTCTGCCTTAGATAGCTTGAGCCTGGACACGCCCTCATAAGGAGCGTGTAATATAAACTGACTTCGATTCGCAAGCTTCAGCATTTCTGATAAAACCGCCATCTGTTTATTGACTGTTGAGGGCGCGCGTCCCTTTTTAACCAGATTAGGCATTGATGGGTTTAATACGCTGCCGGTCAGCAGCTCTTTACGGTAATTCAGGATGTCGGCGTGCTGAATATCAGCAAGGGGAGTATTTTCTCCCACAACACGCTTCAGGGTATTAACTGCAGATGTGAGAGAGTGCAGTGTTGCCCCTGACACCTCCAGCGCTTTTGTATCAATGAAAAAATCGCTCAGCTCTTTAAACGTCGTGATCCGCTTAGTTGATGAGAATTTTTTAAGAGCCTTCGATTCAGGGAAGCGCGCCGCGTAGTCGAACTGGCCGAACTGTATCTCACTCAAGATGACGGCGCGAAGGTTTCCAGCCTTCTTGATGTTGCTGCTGTTAACCACCCAGCCACGGAGAACTTCGCGGCAGCGAATGCCGCGATAGGTAAACGTGATCCTTATTTTTCCGTTATGAAGTTCAACGCCGGTTGGAAAGTTCATCATGCTTCCTGAATAAATCTATTAATCAGCGGGAAGTTGTACCAGACCAAAGCGCGTTTGCTTTCTCCGCCGGGTACCGCGGGTACTCGCTTAAAATGAACCCCTTCAATCCAGCATCCGAGGCGATAAGCTTTTATTTGCCTGTCATCCAGCCCCGTTTTTTCAGTTAGCTTTCCCGCCACCATCCACTCTTCATCAAAAATGATTTGCGCCATGCTTAACTCCATGACGCCGCCACGATATCGCAGCGGCAGATAGTATATTGATTGTCAAAAATCACCGACCAAGGCCAGGGAGGCACCGGAGATGCCTGGCACCTGTCATTGCCGTGGCCACGTAACTACGAGGGCGGTTAACAACCTCAACCGTAATTTTTCTCCCTTGGAACTTGATGGTGTAAAAAGTCTGCTTGTCGCTGCGACCATGCGCGCCATATTTCTCAAAATGGCATTTGAGCGCGGCGGCGCATGCTGGACCGCCGATACTGTCTCCCTTGCTACGGTTAATCAGACGCACAGGAGCCTTCCTGATGGTTGATAACGCTACGGGCAAGTCCGGCGGCCATAGCCGGTAATTCCTCATACTGATTGCAATAAGCCGGGTTGGAACATAAGCCCTGCAGTGCGGCGATCGTTAGCTGTTGCAGGTATGAGGATGCCGCCGACAGATCTGGTTCCTCACGGTCAGGATCAGCTGCCTTTTGAGGTTTTGCTGTTACAGCTGGTGTATCGAGCAATACCGATTTTGGTGGTTCGGGGCGGCGGTATTCCACGATCGCATCAAGAGCTATTTTCTGACGAACGCTAATATCGTCGGACCAGCTATCCAGCATGGTTGTTGCCACATCGTGGATCTCCTCGTTGGTAAACACAGGAGACAGGCAATATTCAGTGGTGGTGATATCTTCCATCAGTAGCGGGATAACATCGGAAACGAGGTGACCTGTGCATGCCACCACGCCCTCAGCCTCTTCTTTCCCCATGATATTGGTGCGGCCAGAAATCAGATCATTTAGTGCGTGCAAAATCGAAAATTCGCGTTCGTCTGGTGCTTCGCGAACGTCTTGAGCTGGAGGCACTTCCTGTTTTTCGACTTCATTTGAGGAGGGGGTATTTATCAGAGCATCGACTGAGAAGACTCCTCCACCCAGGTTCTCGACACGCGGCTGACCGCCGGCTTGCTTTTCAGGAGTCGTGTTCGGAGCGAATGCCTCGCTGAGTTCTTTGTCGAGTTGCGCAGCTTTGCCAGGGCAAACTGCTGGTGGAAGAGTTTCGCCCGGTACAGACGGTTTGGTTTCATCATTTTCAGTCTCCAGCTTGATATTGCCGCATGCGATATCGATTGTTTTCTGATCCGGTTTCGCATGATTCGATTCAACCAGATTGCGGTTAATATATGCACGCAGATCGACCGGCTTCAGGTAAAGGTCTTCCGGAGCGGTTTTAATCAGCGCGATAATGGAGGCGCGGGAGAAGTCCAGGATGCCCGGAGTGCCGCGTAATTTATTCCACCAGGCAGAAAAGCGCGGATCTCTTCCCTCGCTTTCCATCTCTTTGGCGCGGCGGATAATTTCGGATGGAATGGCATAAATATCAAAATCCATCGCGGCCGAGAGAATGCCCAGTGCGGTTTCCAGGCGGAGAGTTGCGAGATTATGCACCAGATCAGGACTGCGATCGGTAGGGGTATTACCGCCCAGGCTGGCTTCTGTGTCCGGTTTGATGTCGGTAGCAACAGGCTCACGCTTTGCTGCCGGAGTGTCGATCCATTTAGTGATACCTTTTTTGATATCAGGCCACTGAGTTGAGACCTTCATAGTTTTGCGAATCCACGCCAGTAGTTCTTCCTGCCGCTCACCGCTCAGGGCAAACACGCGAGGTTCCTTCACAAAAGCCAGGGCCAGTTCTCGTTGGAAGCTGCCATCGTCGTCGTTATTTAAATCGACTACCTGACCGAATTGCGAATCGGTGATCTCCTCCACTGCGCCGAAGAGGGCGAGGCATGCCGCGCGGGAGTTCTGGTCAAGGTTGCGTACAATCTTCATACCCGCCGCGTGCACGGTTTCGTTATTATCGATTTCTGGTTGTGGCGCAGCAGCTGGTTCACCTCGATTGGTATTCCAGACAACGTGCTCACCAAAGAAATCAGCGCTAAACACATCAAGCTCAGGACATGGAAGGTCTTCGTGGTGCTCCCAAATTTTCACCTTAAAATAATCATCTATATGTTCAGGATGTTCAGCCGCCAGCTTGCCGAAAATAACAGCTTCAGCAATGGCTTTTGTAGCCGAATTTACTGCTGTAGCAAGCGGCTTTAAGCCCGGGTATTTTTTCAAGGCTTTATCTTTTGGAAAATAAGCACCGCCGAAAACTTTTAATTCAACAGACATAATTACCTCTATTAATTTTTTGGTGTGTGATGTTTAGCGATATGGTTTACGAATAACACGCTTAACCTTTTTTAACGCGTTACGCCTTTCTCTTTTTTCATTGCATTGCTCACATAAATAAATCGTGCGCTTGAAGGGGTATATGTCTGTTTTCCTTTCGTGCATTTCCGATTTTTTATATTCGCGGCAGCAAACGGCGCAATGACAAATGATGTCATCCATATCAGTTAAGTAGTTGGCGTTTGTAATCGTAATAGGACATGCCGCAGGCGTTCTGTGCTTCTATGAAGTTCACAGACAGCAAGCTAATGTGCTTAACAGCGCATACTGGACAATGAAACTCGCCCAGCACATAGCCACCATCAAGTACAACAGTTACAGGGCCAGAGGATGGTAGATGAACCACGCCAGAAATAATCCCGTTAATATTAAATGTCGCAATTTCTTTGTTTACTATTGCAAGACCCATTTCAATGGTTGTTACTTCTAATTTCATTTCAGACACCTTGTTTTAGGTTGAGAGAATTCCTGCCGTTTAAGGCATGGTTTTTAATCGTGTATAATTAAATGACAGTCAGGTTATTGCGTTTTATCGACGCTATTAACCTTCAGAATTCAGGGTTGCCTTTTTGAGCAAGCAAATAACAAAGTTTTCGAAGTTTTATTTCAAACCAGTTAAGGCGGACTGCCTGTTGCCGTGATGGTTGACGATTAAAGTCTGTCATAATGAATCCCCTATAAGGTTATTAACAGCCATCCACAATTTCGATTGCCCACAACTGGAAGCACACTCCGCCAGCTAACAAACCAATCCCCATTAGTGAAAGAGTGGAATGCGCCTCCATGTTGTGGACGATTCATCTGCCCTGGTCTGGCGGCGCCACCTCGCCAGGGCAGATGTAAAGGGCAGTTTCGCTGCCAGTCGGCTTATTGGTCTGTGCAGGTATTTCAAGTCCTGCAACGCGGGGTTTGCTCTCCGCCCCAGGTTCTCCCCGCTATGCTTTAGCGCGCAACCTGAGAAAACCGCCTTCAAGCCTTTGGCTTACGCCACATTCAAGAAACTGCCTGGACGAACTCGGAAAAGCTCAGTGCTTTTTCACCCTCCGCCAGACTGTTGAAATACTCTTCGTATGCTTTTTCCATCTCGAACCCCTGTTTGCTGCTTTGCTTGGCTAATCACCCTTATCGCCGGGTAGGCGGAACGTTTACTGATTACTGCTGTTAAGTTTTGATAACGCAGATTGTTATTTAAACCTAACAAAACGTCAAGAGTGAATTTCGCAAAACCTAACAACAGGATCGTGAAAAACACAAAAAGGCCGCTATTGAAGCGGCTTGGCGTGAAGAAAAATTATTTGATATCGAGGTTTTTGAGGATCTGCAGGATTTCTTCTTTGCTTTTGGTTTTTATCAGGTCGTTGAACGTTTCATCGTAGTCTTTGACCTTGTCCCGCAAATTGATGATGTGTTGTTCTTTCTCAGCGTTGGGGAGTTTTTCAAACAGTTCCAGAAGCTGAATCTGTTGCGGTGAAAGCAACCGATGCGATTCTGCTGGGGCTGGTTCGTATCCGTCATCGCCTTTAATGATCCAGCCAGGTTCAACGCCAAGAGCCGCAGCTAACTTGAAGAGATTATCGCCCCTTGGAGAGGTTTCATCACGTTCCCACTGAGAGATTGTGACATGAGCAACCCCAGCCTGTTTGCCTAGGCTGCGCTGGGTATATTTCAAAGCAGAGCGCCGCTCTTTTATACGCTGACCGATCGTTTTCATAGTTCGGAAATCCTAACGCGCATTGACTCTTGTTTCCTTAACATATAAAGTTAGGAAAACTTACCAAGGAGGACAAAATGAAAACCGAAGATGTAATCAAACACTTTGGGAAAAAAGCCAACGTGGCGAGGGCTCTCAACATCGCTCGATCCTCTGTGAGTGAGTGGGGGGAGTTAGTACCTGAACGACGCGCCGCTCGACTGGAAAAATTAACGGGTGGTGCATTGAAGTACGACTCAGTTTTGTATGAGCACAAGATTAACCTCAATGCCCCTAAGGAGTCTGACTGATGGAAATCAAAAAGCTGGCATGCGAGCTGGAGTCCTGGGCGCAGGAAAAGGGCTGGAAGACGGTCACGCAGCTGATAACCCCGCATCACTTTGGCGATCTGCTTCAGTCACTTGATGACGTATCGGATCCGGACGAGTACGCGCGCCGTTTGCACAACAACAAGCAGATTATTCAACGTGCTTTCCGCAACGATACGCCTAACTACCTGAAACAGGCAGAAGCGCTGAGCTATGCCATCCGTACCGCCATTGATAACGAACTGGCGCAGAAGGACTGCATGCACTACCGGGCGGCCAGGGTTAACAAAGAGTGTATCGAAGCCACCAATGCGGTCTTCACCGGCAAGCCTCAACCGATAATCCGACGCGAGACTCTGGAAGCGATCGATGCGCTGGCGCAGATGGCTGGCGTGAAAGTCCAAATTATGCACTGCCATCGCGCAGCTTAACGGTCTGGAGGCAACTATGCGTACTTCTCAGGAATTAGCGAGCACACTGGCAGAGCGCATGAAAAACGCGATGAAGAACCGACCCGCTCAGGAGCCAGTGGATCGCCGCGGTGAAATCATTCCAGGGAAGCAATACCGCGACGAACGCGGGCGCATGGTAACAGTTTTGCGTGCATCCCAGCTCCGCGTGTCATATCGCCGGGAGGGGTACACCGGCGTCAGTGAAACAGGGCGCCGTGAGTTTGAAATTAAGTTCACCGAGGTGAAGTCGTGAGCGTGAAATTATCTTCCTGGGTGTGGGACGGTTGTGCCGCACAGGGTGTCAAGGGCATAAAACTGCTGGTTATGGCTCGCCTGGCCGATTTTAGTTCGGATGAGGGTGTGTGCTGGCCGTCGGTTGCCACCATTGCCCGCCAGCTTGGGGCAGGGCGCAGCACTGTGATAACAGCGATAACCCAGCTTGAGGCAGAGGGATGGTTAACCCGTACCGAACGTCGAAACGGCCAGCGCAGCGGCACTAATTTATACACGCTGAATGCTGAAAAATTACGCATGGCGGCAGCATATTTTCAGAGTCCAGATTCTGAACGTTCAAAATCTGGACACCAATTAAACAAGGGGTTAGCAAATCCTGATGATTCAGATTCTGAACATTCAGATTATGAACGTTCAAATCCCGAACGTTCAGAAAACACGAATAAACCGGGTTCTCAGGGTTCAGAATCTGGACACGATCCGTCAGTAACTACAGATCCATCATTAAAACAGATCTCTTCGTCCGGAAATTCTGGCGAATCTCCAGACGGCGAAGATTCAGTCAAAAAAATACCTGCCACGAAAAAATGGGGCACACCAGAAGATCATCAATGCGCAAGCTGGATATTTTCCAGGATCCGCACTCTGTATGAAAAAGCAGCCGAAACCGATGGTGAAGTTGCTCGCCCCAGAGAACCAAACTGGAACGCATGGGCAAACGAGATCCGGTTAATGCGCACTATCGACGGGCGCACACATCGCCAGATTTGCGACATGTTCAAGCGAGTCCAGAGTGATCCGTTCTGGTGCCGAAACGTGCTAAGCCCGGCGAAGTTGCGCGAAAAATGGGATGACCTGGTACTGAAACTGGCACCTGTCTCTCATAGCGGAGTGATGCGCAGTTCCTTTGACGACGAATATTACAAAAAAGACATTGAGGCCGCGGCAAAGGCGGGCTTCAGGGTCTGATCTAACTAAATTTTATCAGGAGAATATTTATGGAATCAGTAATCGACGCACTGAAAGCAATGGGCAAAGCAACCTACCTCGATGTAGCGGCCCGACTGGATATCGAGCCTGTTGAGGCATTGAAAATGCTTCGCGAGCAGAAGGAAGAGGGGTTGTGCGATTTCTTCGATGGATCATGGTCGGTGGGTACCGCGAAAGAGCATAAGCCGAAGCGTATCAGACCCAAGCAGCCATCGCCGCTGGTGGAAAGGGTGCTGTCAGCAATGCAGGGCCAAGGAGCCATGACCGCTAATCAGGTCGCAGAAAAGCTGGGTAAAGGTTCGCGAGCCCTGAATGCATCTCTGGGTGCCATGTGCAAGGACGGTCTGGTCCTGCGCCATGTGGACGGGAAAAACATCACCTGGAGCCTGGCGGGGGAACCGGTAATACAGTCAGAGCAGCAGGGGCAGGTAGCAGCGGAGGCCAAGGCCGCACCTGCTCAGGAGAGCAAAACCCTGGAAGAAATTATCGGAGATATCCCAGCTTTCGCCAGCCGTCCGGATGATCTGATTATTCCGTCATCGCGTTATATCTCAACCGAAATCCGCCGCACGAAAGCGAAGCTGGCTAACCTACAGCGTCTTCAGGGTGCCGTTCGTGAGCTGCGCCGACATAAGCATCTGCTGGAGGGGTTGGGGAATGACTGATTTACCGGAATGCCCTGTATGCGGAATGTCTCCTTCACTGAGGGTTCGCAGCCGGGGAATGAACTGGGGTTCGGCAGAGGTACGCTGTTCTAACGGCTGTCCTGGTATTCGCGCCGGGTTCGCATTTCCGCCAGATCATGAGAAGCAAGCCCATAAAACCCTGTGTGAAAAATGGAAAAAGCTGGTGGAGGAACTTTGCAAAGAAGCGCAGTCATGAGCAACGCCATAGACGTACACCTAACGGATGAGGTGATCATTGCAGCATTCGAAAACACGAATTTCGGCCGCTCTGATTTCCGCACAATCCTGGCTGAAACCGTGCTCAAGCGTGCCACCGGCAATTACTCTGGCTGGAAAGTGAAGAACAAAGAGCAGTTGATGGCAAACGCTTCCTACTTCCGTTGTAAGTTTTAAGGCTGGATCAAAATAGTAGATTGATGAAAAGGCCCAGTACTACGGGCCTTTTTCAAAACCAGGCTTAAGGGCGCTGGTTTACGTACTCGATGATCGCGTTAATGATCACGAACATCGGCGGTACGATTTTCAAAAGCAATGCAACCATCATAGCCTCCCGGGCTTAGGTTTAGCGGTCGTTGAAGTATCCCAGCAAGGCCGTAATGATGGCCGTCACCGGGTGCACGAGTTTTAAGAACAAAAGAAGCAGTGCCATGCAGCTTCCTCTTTGTTCATCGTGCCTCGCCGCAAACACCCTTGGGCTTGCCTTTGCAGTTGCTGTACCTAGTCGCCAGATACATTCGGCACGAGTTTTAGTTTGGGTGGGGCCTTCTAGTCACCAAAATTACTGGGCTGAAAATTCGCTTCCAAATCATGCACTAAACCCTTCATAACGGCTCAGGAAGCTTCAGGAGGGTTCCTGCTGGCTTGAAGAATGCAGAGCATTTGTTTAAGCTAACTTCAGTCGCCAGATACATTTGGCACGGTAGCTGGAGGTACGAACTCCGATTACCGATTTAAAGACCCGGTCTAAACAGCCGGGTTTTTTCATTTCCGTCTGTTATTCACAACTTCTGTGGATAAGTACTACATGTAGGATCTTATGACTAATCCATACACTACATATCGCTTCATAAATAATATTTTAGTGACGAATCTTTTTAGTACAAGGGTTGTTTTTGTCGTTGAATTGACCTTATGAAAGGGTAAAAAAGGCTAAGTCCTCGTACCGTAAGGCCTGGAAGATATGTCAATAAATAAGAAAAAAAATTCACTATTTGATCGAGTGCTGATTTCTTCAACGGTGAGTCAACATTGCGCAGTGAAACGTGCGCAATCTTTACTAAAAAGATAGACAGTCCAGCCATCCTTACTCATTAGTTTATCTTGTTAACATGCGGTTAAGATCAGCTGCATTCCAGTTTTAATCTAGATAACGCTCATTTTTAGCTATACAGCATATCCTCGCTGCGTAGCATTCGGAATGCTCGCTTCGGCGGATTTTTTTTGCCTAATGCCAAATATCCTTTAACCTTTCGTGCTCTTAATCCGTTGATCATTTTTCTGTATGGCGTTACTGTATAAACATACAGTTGGTTGTCAGGAGTGGCCATCATGGGTTTTCCATCACCAGCAGCAGACTACGCAGAACAGACGCTCACTTTCACCAGCCTTTGCGGCTATGACGGCAACTGCCGAACCATCGAAACATCAGCCGGGTACGCGATCATAAACGTCGCGAGAACGCCGGAGGTGGGTGATACCGTCCTGATTTCGTTCTGCGGCAGTCTGGACATCGCAAAAGTCCAGGGGAAGGCATTGATCACTCAGGATGGAGAGGCTATCGAGGGCGATTCGCTGGACGATGCGACCGTAATGGGCGTGGTAACCCACCTACTAAATCCTGTGACAGATACCGACAATCGGCCTGTGATTTAAAAGGCTGGATCTGATTCCTGTGTCTTGAAAGCAGATCGGTTAGACAGGCCAATTATGGTTAATTGATCTTTCTAACCTATTAGACATCTGGTTAGCGGAAACCTAAATGAAATGAGTTCACAGGGAGAAAAGGACCGCCCCCGCAAGGGGAAATCCATTTTTAGGGAATTGCCCATGAAATTGAATGAATTTGCTAACGGTCTCACCAAAGACGGACTGCTTGTTTTATGTCTTAGCGATGGTGAAATCACCGACTACCTGGTGACCAGTAATGCCTTGCGCACACTGATTCGCCGGGAAGGTGACAGACTTTCATCCCAGGTTCTGGGTAATGAAGACCGGGTTGTAAACCTAAACTCCTTGCGAAATGACCTTAAGGTTCTCAAGCCGTAAGTGTTGATTTATAATAATCATACGGGCTGAACACCCACTGATTACTGCGCCAACCTGAGGAATCAAAATGGCGCAGAGCATTACCCCAAATCACCTTCACCGCACGATTACGCGCGGTGTTTCTGCTTGTGCTGGTGGTCCGGCATGAAGAAAGCAGATAGCCTCCATCTTTCACGTGTGGCCGCACTGGGCTGCATAGTGTGCAGAAATCAGAATCTGGGCGAAACGCCTGCGGAAATCCACCACATCCGAACCGGGCAAGGCGCAAGCCAGCGCGCTGACCATCGGAAATCAATTCCTCTTTGCCATATGCATCATCGCAACGGCGGTTACGGTGTAGCGATTCATGCTGGCCGTAAGCAATGGGAGAAAAACTTCGGTACCGAGTTGCAGCTGCTGGAGCAGGTCCAGTTAGAGCTGGGAGTGTTCTATGCCTAAATACATCATCACTCCTGTCGGAAAACCACGCATGACCCGCGCTGATAAGTGGAAGCAGCGCCCGCCGGTGATGCGCTATCGCATGTTTTGCGATGAAGTCCGCTTTCATGGAATCCAGGTGCCGGAGAACGGCGCCCATATCACCTTCGTTTTACCGATGCCGCAGAGCTGGAGCAAGAAAAAGCGAGCGTCTATGGACGGCCAGCCCCACCAGCAAAAGCCCGATCTGGACAACTTAACAAAATCTCTGTTGGATGCCTTGTTTGAGGATGATTCCCACATTTGGGACGCCCGGACATCAAAAGTATGGGGCGAAACCGGAATGATAATTATCGAAAACATTGGAGAGAAAAATGCGTGACATGTACGAGGTAATGGACCGCTGGGGAGCCTGGGCTGCAGCTGATAGCAGTGGAGTTGACTGGCAACCAATAGCTGCTGGTTTTAAAGGTTTACTACCGCATGGCAAGAAGTCACGTCTGCAATGTAATGACGATGAAGGTATCATGATTGATGGCTGTGTCGCACGCCTGAAAAAGTTCAAGCCTGAACAGTATGAACTGATTGTTGCTCACTTTGTGGTCGGTATTTCTCTGCGTACCATTGCGAAAAGGCGCAAATGTTCTGACGGTACGATCAGAAAGGAACTATTAACAGCACTGGGATTTTTACAAGGATGTATGTGTATAATTATTAACAGTATTAACTGAGCGTACTGGAGGAGCCAGTACGCTCAAATTTTACTTACGCTTCGTTTCGTTAGAAGCGTTAGAGCACTGGCTGCCAGCATTCTGGCTTAAACCAACAACAGTATATGTAGCTCCAGGTTGATTTGCTGAACTAGAAGTCACGAAACTTGGAACAGAACTTGTTGTGTAGTTTTTGTAAACAACTCCTTTCGTCAGTGTGTTAGTCATCATATTTACTCCACCCTTCACCCGTTAAATTGTTTTGAATAGCAACTTGCTGATTCATATCATTAACAATTCTTACTATCCCACTCGTGCGGTATTGGTAAGAACAAGAATTTGTAGCCTCAACCAGAACCCTAGGCAAACTGTAGGCTGCTTGCCTGCTATCACCTAAGAACGCTGCAGCGTTGAATGGTTCCCCTAATTTCAGCTCTGATTTGATGTCCTCGTAGATCTCTTTGATCAAGGTATAGAGCTCAGCATCAGGTTTTTCGATTTTCAAACCCAGCTCATTTTCTGCTTCTCTACGACTTATAGTGTAGTCATGGCTACCTGAATCACTGCAAAGAAAATTAACGATTTTTGAAATTTTGTCGGGATCATCAATCTGATGTGAAAGTAATTTTGTCGCAAGCATTTGAATTTGCGATTTTGAACGATATACCTTTCCCAAAACCAAGGGGTGAACTTTTTCACTCAAGGAAAGTAAAACCTCCGAAAGCGAAGCTGCCTCGGAAATCTTAAGTTCTTCAGTAGCAAGCGCGAGATACCCCTTAATGTCTTCAACGGACACTGGCAGATTGATTTCCTGTCCATTGGAACTAACTGAAGGATTTAAAAGAGTAGTAATGCTGGGATCAATCGGACCCAGTGTTGCTTGCTTGGTCATTATGATGGAGTTAGCGCCTAAAGACATGATCGTGCCTGCGCTATGACATTTTGACGGGATAATCACTTCAAGCTCGTCACAGAACTGACGAATGAGGTTAATCAGACTCCATGCAGTGAGTGTGTCACCACCCCTTGTGTATATGAAGAGACTGATTTTAGGGACTACACCTATGATATCTAAGTGATTGACAAAATAGTCAAAAACTTCGCTATGGATTTGGGTTTCCATACCAGGCTTATCACCAGTGACATAGCATATAACTTTCGAGCTACGCATTGCTTCTAAACGGGTATAAAGCTCCCTGCGGTTTGCGTACATTTTGTTCTTCTTTAGTGTTTGTGAGTTTCTGCTGGTAGTCGTCAGCGGATAATAAATCGACAAAAAAAGCATGACAAGGAAAATAAGCTAATGCGTACGCAAAAGTTGTTGTACTGTGATAAGGGCAGTTACTAAGGCAGTTGCTTAACATTTTCATATCATATTGTGTTATTGATAGTCGCGTTCAAGCTTAATGGCATAGTCGATGTGTTAGTGAATGCCTCATCAAACTCATTCAAAACTAGTATCTTCAATTTAAACTTAAACTCTCGACTTGTATGAGCGTTTAAGTGTATATGATTTCGTCATTAAGGATTTCCTTTGGGTGTTTTTTCAAAAAAAATCAATAAGAGATAATGGTAACTCATTGAATGTATTAGTGAATATTGTTGAGATTATTCATGTGGCCAGTCGTTTTCTAAGCAAAAATATGTTCCAGTCAACTGCTATCTGCAGGTATGCGCGCGTCTTTGCTTATTGGGGTAAAGTCACCGGGAGGCACCTGGCACCATGACAACAATACGATATTCAAATTCCTTGAGAGCTTGCCATAAAACGCAGGCTTTTTTTATGGTTTTACAAACTGCTGCTACGCTTTGAGTTGTGGGATGTGCCTACCTCTCCGGTGGTTCTCCTGAACCTATAGTGAATCAGCCGATACAGCTTCACTCCTGAGCATAGGCCTCACTCACACCTACCTTATAAATAGTCAACTCATTAGCCCGCCTTCAAAAGCGGGTTTTTTTATTCCCAAAACAGCACCCGCAAAGAGCGAGGTGAGAGCATGTATCGAATGGACAAAATAACTACTGGCATTTCCTACGGCGCATCGGGAGGTAGTGCCATTTACTGGTTCAGAAGACTTCTTGACGGTTACTCACCCGAACAGTGGGCCGCTATAGGTGTGATCGGTAGTTTACTGTTTGGCTTACTCACCTTTCTTACCAACCTCTATTTCCAAATCAAAGCGGATCGCCGTAAAGCTGCTCGGGGTGAATGATGTCGAATAAAGCAAAGCTCAGCGCAGCAGTGCTGGCGCTAATCGCGTCAGGTGCATCTGCTCCACTCATTTTCGACCAATTCATAAGCGAGAAAGAAGGCAATGCGCTGGTGGCCGTTGTTGATCCGGGTGGGGTCTGGTCTTTATGTCACGGCGTTACCGTTATCGATGGCAGGCGTGTTGTTAAAGGCATGACGGCCACTGAGGAACAATGCGGGAAGGTTAACGCTTTTGAACGCGATAAGGCATTAGCCTGGGTTGATCGCAATATCAAAGTGCCTCTGACAGAACCACAGAAGGTGGGTATCGCATCCTTCTGCCCGTATAACATCGGCCCCGGGAAATGCTTTCCGTCCACGTTCTATAAGCGCATCAACGCAGGTGACCGCATCGGTGCATGCGAGGCAATCCGCTGGTGGATTAAAGATGGTGGCCGTGATTGCCGCCTGACTAAAGGCCAGAAGAATGGCTGCTATGGGCAGGTCGAGCGGCGCGACCAGGAAAGTGCGCTGGCATGCTGGGGGCTGGACCAATGAAAATTAATCTGGGTTTTATCGGCGTTGTCATTATTGCTGGTCTGTCAATAGCGCTCATAAAGAGTTGCGCAGATGCAACCAGCATACAGAGTGATAACGCCGTTCTGAGAAATGATAACGCTTTGCAGGGGCAGGTGATTGCCAACCAGGCTTTCAACTTTAATCGGTTCAATCAGGTTGCAGAAAACGCCAGTAGGCTTAATTCCCTGATCGATACTACCACCGAAGAAACCGTAATCGAATACCGGGAGATTCTCCGCCGTGAAAAAACCTGTGATCTGCCTGTTCCTGCTGACATTGCTGGTGGGTTGCTCGAGTACGCGTACCGTTTACGTTCCAGTGCAATGCACACCGATACCGGCAGAACTGACTCAGCCAATGATCGTTCCGCTGCCGCCAGCTCAATGACTTACTGCCAGGCTGTGTTGTGGATTAAGCCACTGCTGGCCGTAATTGAGAAGGGCAACAACAACTTCGCAGGAATAAGGCAGATTGAACGGGGTAGGGAGTAGTGTCGGCGGTTGTGTTCCACTTGTTTAAAGCGTGCTTCTACCCAGTAAGACTTTTTGTAGACTAATTATCTTCTAATGTATTCTTAAGAATATCTTGCTATCTTTGATGAGTGTCCATTTTAATGTAGGGTGAGAATGTGAAAATATTAGAATATAGTGTTTTAGTAATTTTTGATAAAAACACTGATACCATCGAACCCACCGACACACTTAAAGAATATCTTCTGGCTAGAGGGTATAAGAGAGTTTCCTCATTTCATGATAAATCGGATGCCTATGCCTATGCCTATCTTGGCATGGAACCTCAGGCCATGGCTAAGTCAGAAACTGATATTGATGGGGCGAATTTGCTTAAGAAGCGCTTGTTGCGACTGTTCAGGAAGGTAACCATTTCGCACGGTGAGTTTCCTCAAGTCTTAATGATGATTTCACCTTCGAATGCAACTACAGTTCATGCAGGAAGAGGAAAGCCACGTACGAAAAATGTTTGAAACTCACAAAAAAAACCCTCAATAATGAGGGCTAATGGTCAAGGTGAATTCATTCTGATTATTGGTGTTGGCACAAAAGAACCGCTTAATGATAGTGGCTCATTGAAATATCGCAACCAACTTTTATTTAACATTTGTGTTGATTTTAGACAATAAATCAATCCTGCTTATTAATTGCATCTATTTTAAAGGCGTTTTACATGGGTTACTTTGTTTTTTTATGTTATTGATTAGTCATGCTGAACTATCGCAACGTATTTATGTGATGTTGATCACTAAGCGTTATCACGGTTTTAGTCTTGAAGTAGTGCAATCTTACCCCCTGTTCAATAAAGTCCACTAAACTACCATGGTCATTGTCAGCTGTGTAATGTATTAAGATTGTGCTAAAACTGATAACACAATTATAATGAAATGATAGATATAGCAAAAAATTGCTGTATCGTTACTTATGTGGAGAATGTCATGGATACTCTCGTAAGCCTTGAACCAGTTCTCATGATACTGTTCATCAGCTTAACAATGATAGCCTATGGTTTGCGCATGGTTATATTAGCTACGATTTGTGTTCTGATGACGGCTTTTTCAGGACTACTTTTCTTTTTTAATTAAATTTCGCAAAATTAATTTCTTGGATGAAAAGTGGGTATATCTTTTATTAATTCCACATATGTAACCTTTTTCATTGGTTTATGTCCGATTCTCTGCTTGATCATGCTCATTCAATCCGTCGCTCTTTATAAGTGGCGGTACAAGTCTTTTGCTAAGGCGCTTTGTTTTATTGCTTTGATTTTAGCGAGCATAGCGGGGGTTATGATATTTATTCTTTTGAATCAGAAAACTATTCCGCATTAGCCTTGTGTGTAACGGGTCCTTTCCGGAAGATTGATGTGTTACGGGGCGGCGACCTCGTAGTCTCTCGCTATTCATGAAGTTCTGACGGCAATCTTTGCTTCCTTTTGTATTGTAACTTTGTCTGATCCCTTACTGCAGTTATCTCATCAATTGTCCCCTCTGGCGGATATAGCGAGTCTCGCTGGGGTCGACACATATGAACAAACTTAAACATAAGGCTGGTTGTTAGTTATGCCCCCACGTATCAAAAGGCCATGCAGGCACAAAGGCTGTGCAGCCCTGACAAATGATTCAAGCGGCTACTGTGATGAACATCGGCAGCAGCATGCTGGTGAAGGATGGCGTAACTATCAGACCGGTAAAAGCCGTCAAGAGCGTGGTTACGGGCGTCCCTGGGAAGTCAGGCGTGCACGTATTCTCCAGCGAGATAAACATATCTGCCAGGAGTGTCGACGCGCTGGTATAGCAACCCGAGCGAGCACCGTCGACCATATACTGGCTAAGGCTCACGGCGGAACGGACGATGATTTCAATCTGGAGGCGTTGTGCTGGCCATGCCACAGAGCCAAGACCGCAAGAGAACGTATCCGATGAAACTCTGTAAGCGAATGGGTAGGGGGGATCAAATCCCTAACCCCTTTCGCTTTTTAGGACTGCCGCTCCCGGTAGTTTTTTGCGCGTAAGAAATAAGAATTTTTTTTTGATGATTTTTGAGGTGTTTCGCTATGAGTACCGGAGTGAGATCGCCGGGGGGAGGTCGCAAGCCGAAGAAGACCGGATCGCAGGTAAGTTCTCTGACTCGTGCAGTTTCACCGCCAGATGAACTGCTGGGTGAGATGGCGATCGATGCCTGGAAACGAACCTGCAAAATTCTGATTAACCGTGGTTCGTTCGAAATGGAGGACTGCTATCTGCTGATGGAATATTGCAATACGGTGCAGCTCCTTTACGACGCAAACCAGGAAATAAAAGCTGATGGGATTGGCGATGAAACTGCTGCTGGTGGGCAGAAAATGGGAGCCGCGGTAAAGGCGCGAGATAAGTATATCTCACAGCTTATCCGTCTTAGCGTGGTTCTGAAACTTGATCCCAACAGCAGAGCCAGAAAACGCGTGTCGGGCGAGGAAAGTAAATCCGGAAATGAATTTGACGAATTTTGATTGGGGCGATGTTCCCAATTCTTAGGGACTTATTATGGCCGCGTACCCGAGCGTCAATATGGCGAACCAGTATGCGCGGGATGTGCTGAACGGGAAAATACTCGCCTGCAAGAGCATCCAGTTGGCATGCCAGCGCCATTTTAATGATCTGAAAATTTCTCTCGATAAGGATTATCCCTACCGATTCGACCGCGAACTGGCGGAACGCGCCTGTCGTTTCGTTCAGCTATTACCGCACTCCAGCGGTGACTTAGCCGGTCAAAAACTTAAGCTGGAACCCTGGCAGGCGTTTGCATTCAGCTCGATTTTCGGCTGGGTTACGAAAAAGACCAAAAAGCGCCGATTTCGTGAAGCGTATATCCGGGTGGCCAGGAAAAACGGGAAATCGTTTTTCGCAGCAGGCATAGGCACGTACATGTTCTGCGCTGACGGAGAAAACAGTGCCGAAGTGTACTGTGGTGCCACCACGATGGCGCAGGCGAAAAAGGTCTTCACCCCAGCAAGGCAGATGGCAGACCGACTTCCGTCGCTCCGCTCTAAATTCAATATTTCGGTCTGGGTTGACAGCCTGACCCGTCCGGACGGTTCCCTGTTCGCGCCCATCGCCGGGAAGCCTGGCGACGGTGACAGCCCACACTGCGCAATTATTGATGAATATCATGAGCACGATACGGATCACATGTATGAAGCCATGACGCTGGGTATGGGCGCACGTTCGCAGCCGCTGACGCTTATCATCACCACGGCAGGTACGTCGCTGGAATCGCCATGCTACGACAAGGATAAGCAGGTCAAGGAGATGCTCAACGGGCATGTGCCTAACGACCGCCTGTTTGGCCTTATTTATGAGCTCGATGAGGGGGACGACTGGACTGACCCGACCAACTTCATTAAAGCGAACCCGAACCTCGACGTATCGATATCGTATGACGATCTGCTGGCGGAGATGGAGGTCGCTAAACAGGTTCCGCGTAAGGTCAACGCCTTTAAAACGAAGCGTCTGAATATCTGGGTATCCGGTAAAGCAGCGTTCTACAACATGACGCAATGGCATGCCGCCGCCGATAAATCCCTGCGCTACGAGGACTTTGCCGGCGAGGATTATTACCTCGGTCTGGACCTTGCCCAGCGCCTGGATCTTAACGCCGGTGTTGGCGTTTTCGTCCGCGAAATTGAGGGTAAGAAACACTACTACTGCATCAGGCCGAAATTCTGGGTACCGGAGGACACGGTCCGGAGCACGGACCCGAAAATTGCCAAAACTGCAGACCGGTATGTGAAGTTCGTCGAAATGGGGGCGCTTGAAACGACAGATGGGGCAGAGGCGGACTATCGCGAAATCCTGGCCAGCATTATCGACCTTCAGGAAATTGATAAGGTCCGCGTCAGCGAAATCCCCATCGACCCTAGCGGAGCCACGGCGCTCAGCCACGAGCTGCAGGATCACGGGTTTGAGCCCATTTCTATCCGGCAGGACTACACCAATATGTCGCCGCCGATGAAGGAGCTGGAAGCGGCGCTCGCTGGCGGTCGTTTCCACCATGACGGGAACCCGGTCCTGTCATGGTGTATCAGCAACGTTATCGGAAAAAATGTCCCCGGAAGCGACGATATCGTCCGACCGACGAAGGGCGACAAGCAGTCAAAAATCGACGGCGCGACAGCGCTGTTTATGGCTATAGGCCGTGCAATGCTGAACGGTCGGGCCAGCAATCAATCCGTTTATGATGAGGAAGACGTCGCATGTTAACGGCAATTATTACCTTTATGATCGGCCTGTTCGGCGCGGCGCTTATCTCGTTTGGCGCGTGGATGGTGTTTCCGCCTGCAGGCGTTATTGCTGCAGGCGTGTTTTGCCTTCTGGCATCCTATTTTGCTGCCAGAGCCGCTGCGCCTGCGAATGATTCTCCAGGGGGTAACTGATGTTCATTCCTCAGTTCTTCCGGGGCAGGTCGCGTCCGGGAGGAAGTAACTGGACAACGGTTCTCGGGAGCGTCAGCGCCAGCAAGAGTTCATCGGGCATGCTGGTTACGCCGGAAACGGCAATGGGGATTGGGGCCATACGCGCCTGCGTAACGCTCCTTGCCGAATCCATCGCCCAGCTGCCCGTCGAGCTTTATCAGCGCGACGAAAAAGGCGGTCGGCGCAGGGCAATGGATCATCCCCTGTACGATGTGATCCATTCGCAGCCAAACAGAAAGGACACCAGCTTTGAATATTACGAACAGCAGCAGGGCGTGCTGGGGCTTGAAGGGAACAGCTATTCCCTGATTGACCGGCACGGCAACGGCGATATCGCTGAACTGATACCGATTAACCCCAAAAAGGTTATCGTCCTGAAAGGGCCGGACGGGATGCCGTATTACGAGCTGCCTGAGCTGGGTGAAACGGTGCCGATGCGCATGATGCACCACATCAAGTATTTCTCGCTCGACGGATACATCGGCACCTCACCGATTCAGACAAACGCGGACGTTCTCGGGCTGGGCATGGCGGTTGAGCAGCACGCCGCGCAGGTGTTCGCCCGTGGCACCACGATGTCCGGCGTGATTGAGCGCCCCAAAGAGGCGGGAGCCATCAAGAGCCAGGCGTCAATTGACAAGCTTCTGGCCAAATGGACGGACCGCTATTCCGGTGTGCGAAACGCCTTCAGCGTGGCGCTGCTGCAGGAGGGCATGAGCTATAAGCAGCTGTCGCAGGACAACGAAAAAGCGCAGCTGCTGCAGTCGCGGCAGTGGACGGTAAACGAGGTGTGTCGGCTTTACAAAATCCCGCCGCACATGATTCAGCTTCTCGACAAATCGACCAACAACAACATCGAGCACCAGGGGCTTCAGTACGTGATGTACACGCTGCTGGCCTGGCTGAAGCGCCATGAAGCGGCGATGATGCGCGATTTGTTGTTACCCAGCGAGCGTCGCGACTTTTATATCGAGTTCAACGTCTCGTCGCTGCTGCGCGGCGATCAGAAATCGCGTTACGAGTCCTACGCGCTGGGCCGCCAGTGGGGCTGGCTGTCGGTAAACGATATCCGGCGCATGGAGAACATGGCCCCGGTAGAGGGTGGCGACAAGTATCTGACGCCGCTGAACATGGTCGATACCAGCACCGTTCACGGGCTGGATAAAGCCACCCCCGCGCAGATAAGCGAAATCAGCGCAATCCTGCAGCGAACTGCATAAAACCTGATTATCAGGCTCTCACAGGTATACACAATGTCGAAATTAATCAACCTGCCGCACCTGGCTGACCAGGTGTTCGGGGTGCCTCACTACGCCACGCGGCAAATCATGGACTCGGTGAAGTCGATCCTGGTTCCTCGTCTGCAGGGCATGAATGTGGCCCCGCTGGAAATGGCCCTGGGGCCGGATGAGTCACAGGAAACGAATGAACCTCAGCAAAGCGGCGGCGGTGTGGGCGTTATTCCTGTCCACGGCATCCTGGTCCCCCGGCGTGGCCAGATCGTGAATATGTGTACGGAGCTGAACAGCTACGAGCGTATTCGCGGCCAGCTGGCTTCCCTTCTCAACGACCCGGGTATTAAAGAAATCGTGCTCGATATTAACTCGGGCGGCGGCGCGGTATCGGGCTGTAAGGAGCTGGCTGACTACATTTACCAGTCGCGCAGCGTGAAGCCCATTACGGCCATCGTGAACTTCAGCGCGTTTTCTGCGGCGTACTTTATCGCGTCGGCCTGCAGCAAAATTATCGTCAGCGAAACCAGCGGCGTGGGCTCCATCGGGGTCATCCTGGAGCACATGGAAGCATCGAAATGGGAGGAGAGCGTGGGGCTGAAATTTACCACGTTCTCGCGCGGCGATAACAAGAACAACGGATCCCCACATGAACCGCTGACGGAGCTGGCCACGTCCCAGATACAGGCGATGATCGACGGTGCATACCAGACGTTCACATCCTCCGTCGCGCAGTATCGCGGCATAGATATCGACGCCGTTATCGGCACCCAGGCCGCGCTGTATTTCGGGCAGAACGCCATAGCGGCAGGGCTGGCAGATGAGATGTCCGATCCTCAGTCAGCCATCAACGCGATTGCCGCGAAATACAAACCCTCGCCCCAGCAATCCAGTATCCAGTTACGTGCTGCTGTTATGGATCAGCAGGCCCGTATGTAACCCGACGCGAAGCGTCACCGTAAGCAGCCAGATGGCTGCTTTTTTTATGCGTAAAAGAGAGAAAAACGATGAACAAAATCGAAGAACTGCGTCGCCAGCGTGCGGGTATTAACACTCAGGTTCAGGCCCTTGCACAGATTGAAATGAACGGCGGCACGCTGAGCGCGGAGCAGCTGGAGCAATTCAGCGATCTGCAGGCTCAGTTTGATGAGCTTTCAGCATCCATTGAGCGTCTGGAAGCGGCAGAACGTCTTGCCGCCAGCACGGCAGTTCCGGTGAAGGCTGCGCAGAACGGTCGCAATGCACCGGCTGTGCAGGTAAAAGCCGAACCGGCGCAGTACAATGGCGCAGGCATGACCCGCATGGTGATGGCCATCGCGGCAGGTAAAGGCGACCTGCAGCAGGCCGCGGCGTTTGCTGCGGAAGACCTGAACGATCAGGGGCTGTCGATGGCTATCACGACCGCAGCCAATTCAGGCGGCGCGCTCGTTCCGCAGAACATGCAGAACGAGGTGATTGAGCTCCTGCGCGACCGCACCATCGTGCGTAAGCTCGGGGCGCGAAGCATCCCACTGCCGAACGGTAACCTGGCGATCCCGCGACTGGCCAGCGGCTCAACGGCAAGCTATGTCGGTGAAGGCAAGGATGTGAAGGCGAGCGGTGCGACTTTCGATGACGTCAAACTGAACGCCAAAACGCTGATCACCATGGTGCCGATTTCCAACCAGCTGATTGGTCGCGGCGGCTTCAACGTCGAGCAGCTGATTTTAGGCGACATCATCAGCGGCATTTCCACCCGTGAAGATAAGGCGTTTCTCCGTGACGACGGTACCAACGACACCCCGAAAGGGATGAAGGCCGTGGCCACGGCGGGTAGCCGCACGCTCCCATGGGTGGCGGACGAAGAAGTGAACCTGCAGACCATCGATACCTACCTTGATGCCCTCATCCTCATGGCCATGGACGGTAACAGCAATATGCTGAAGAGCGGCTGGGGCATGTCCAACCGCACCTACATGAAGCTGTTCGGCCTGCGCGACGGGAACGGCAACAAGGTTTATCCGGAAATGGCAACGGGGATGCTGAAAGGCTATCCGATTGAGCGCACCTCGGCTATTCCGGCGAACCTGGGCACGGGCGGCAAGGAGTCTGAGATTTACTTTGCGGACTTCAACGATGTCCTGATTGGTGAAGACGGCGCAATGGTGGTCGATTTCTCCCGCGAGGCGACCTACATCGATGCAGACGGGAACACCGTTTCCGCGTTCGCGCGTAACCAGTCCCTGATCCGCGTCATCATGGAGCACGATATCGGCTTCCGCCATATCGAAGGCCTGGCGCTGGGTACCGGCGTTACCTGGTAATACTCCGACAATCGTGATTAACAGCCCGCCCCGCGCGGGCTTTTTTACAGGTGAACATCATGGCTCCTAAAACCAAAAACACTCAGAAAGACGATACCGCCACCGACACCAATGCCGAGCCAGCGGTAACGACTGCAGCTGATACTTCAGCACCTGCACCAGATGTTAACACCGGTTCTGCAGGCGAAGCCGGTGGTGACGGTGATGGTACCGAACCCGGTCCGGACGGCGACGATACGGATTCAGGTGGTGATGCGAAACAGGATGAAACCCCAGAGGAACGCATGTCAAAACTGACTGGAAAAGTCGCTGCGGTACAAAACGGGCGCGTCGCGGTGACGTTCCTTGGTCCTTTCAGCCGCTACAGCCGTGGCGATGTGGCCTGCTTTGACAGCGCCGTCGCGCAGGACATGGTGGACCGAAATATCGCCGTCTGGGCAAAAGATGCAGAACGCGCCCTTCAACCGAATAAGGACGATGACGCGCATGATACTGACATTGGCTGAAGCCAAAACCCAGCTGCGCCTCGAGCTGGATTTTGATGAGCACGACAGCCTGCTGACCAGCCTGATTGGCGCGGCTCAGCGTAGCATCGAGCGCAGCTACTACTGCAGGCTGGTAGAGAACAAGGCGCAGCTTGACGCACTGCCTGACGGTGAGACGGGTTACATCATTGATGAAGATATCAAGCTGGCCGCGAAGATGATGGTCTCGCAGTGGTATCTGAATCCCACCGGCACGGCAGAAGGTTCGCCGTCCGATTTGGGCGTTGAGTACCTGCTGTTCCCGCTAATGGAGCATACCGTATGAGTGACCCCCTGCGCCCCGGCGAGCTGAACTGCCGGATAACACTTAGCTACATGGAAACAGAACGCGGGGAGCTCGGCGAGACGCTTCCGGCCCGTGAGGTGAGCGCCGGAAAGGCCTGGTCCAAAAAGGAGCTGGTATCCGGGCGGAAGGTCAGGACGCTGGACCAGCAGCAGGTCGTCGAAACGTGCCTCTTCACGCTGTACCCGCGCAAGGTTGACGTGGACTGGAAGGTATCGACAGCGGACCGGGTATATACCGTTCGCAACGTCGAGCGCCTGACGGATCGGATAATCATCACCGGAGAGGCGGATTCACGCCATGATCGAGTCAGCAATTAAAACCGCCGTCGAGCGGATTACCGGGCTGGATACGTACCCGCTGCTGCTTCCGGATACGGTGCAGGAAGGCGCGACGTTCCAGCGTATTTCTGACCCGCAGGTTGGTGACGGACTGAGGCGGACCGGGCTGTCCGAGGTCCGGATACAGATTTCGCTTTATGTTGTCGACCGGTACACGGCGCTGCTTCAGTTCGACGGGGCGCTCTGGGCTGAATGGAAGGAAATTGTTCATGGCCAGCTGGAAGGTCAGCCCGTCCAGTACGTTGAGCGCGGAGGCATACAGCAGGGGAAAACCACGCTTCCCAACAACCGCATCCAGTACCGGCTGGTGCGCGACTTCATCTTCACCGTTCCGGAGTAAACGCCATGCAGATGGACATTAAATTCCCCACCGGGAAGGAGTTTGACCGGCTGCTGGAAAGCATCGACAAGAAAGTCGGGGTGAAACTTCTGCGCGATGCCGGACGCGCTGCGCTTGCGGTCGTTGAGCAGGATATGCGGCAGCACGCCGGTTTTGATGAGGAAAGCATCGGGCCGCACATGCGCGACTCCATCAAAATCCGCAGCATCAACGTGGCAGAGACCTCGCGCTATAACACCATCGTTACGCTGCGCGTCGGTCCCAGCAAAATTCACCACATGAAAGCGGTGGCGCAGGAGTTCGGCACCGTCAAACAGGTCGCCGACCCCTTCATTCGTCCGGCGATGGACTACAACGTTCAAAAAATCCTTAAAGTGCTGGCCGCAGAAATCCGGCTGGGCCTCGAAGGGCGTTAGCAATCAGGAGAGAGTAAATGGCAGATCCAGAAATCAAATCCCCGTCAGAGTACGCGGTACTCCCTGCGGGTACCGAGGTTCGCTACGGTCAGAAGGGCGCAACCATTACCACCGCCGCGCTTCTGCAGAGCGCGATGGGGATTGGGGCAACGGGGAAAAAAGGCACTTTCCTCGAAGTGACGCGGCTCATCGACACAGAGCCGAAATACATGGCCGACATGGGCGAGGGCGAAGATAAAACGCTCGTCTTCATTGACGATCCATCCGATACCGTGCAGGAAGCGCTGCTGAGCGACGCCGATGCGAAAAAAACGGTGGTCTTCTTCATGAAGTTCCCCAACAAGCGCATTTCAGAAGTCGAACTGGTGCTGGCTGGCTGGAGCCTGCAGGCCGTTGACACGCCGAAAGGCAAAGTGCTGCAGGTTGAGGTTTACGGCAAGCAGAACAGCGTTAAATGGTCCGTTGAGCAGCCAGCCGGTGGCGGCGAGTAACCTTCTATTTCCCCGCGCCGGTCGCGGGGCTTTTTACTGATGAAACAGGATAAAAAACATGAACTACAAATCCCTTATCAACCCACTGAATACCACCGTTGAAAAAACGCTCCTCGGCCAGAAGGTGTATCTTCGCCGCCTGACCAGCGCCGAGCTGGATGACTATAACGACAAAGTTGAAGCCGGACGCCAGGCCAAGCTTCCGTCGCGAGAGCTGTCCGCGATGGGGGTAAACCTGTTTCTGGCGGCGCTGGTCAATGAAGACGGCAGCAAGCCAAAAGCCAGCGTACTGCCCACTGCAGACCAGCTGATGGCCGCCCACGCGAACGCCGATCTTCTCGAGGCGGTCACGCTCGTTCAGCGCCATTCTTACGGCACGCTGGAGGAAGCCACAAAAAACTAACCGACTCGTCCCATCTCAGGCTGCTGTTCATGCTGGCAGACCGATGGGACGAGCCGGACCCCCGCAAAATAGCCGAACTTCCGGCGAACATTCTGACCCACTGGCAGGCCTATTTCGATCTCCTGAGAACGGAGGCCGAAACGTCAGCGCCGGTGCATTCTCCTCCGGTGACTGCTGCGCAATCTGAAAGCGACCAGCAGTTCGCTGACTGCTTCAGGATATTAGGACATGGCTGCTGACGTTGCGTCGTTGGCTGTCGCGCTGCATCTCAACTCCGCCAGCTTTAAATCACAGTTTGCTGATGCTATGCGAACGGCGGACAGCAGCGCCCAGCAATTTAACAGGAAAGTCCAGACGGACAATCAGAAAACCCGGCAGTCGTTTGAAGGGCTGGGAAAGGGGATTACCGGGCTGGACGCCGACTTTAACAAGCTTGGCAAAACGGTCGACAAGCGCCTGACCGGACTGGATGAAATGCGCGGTCTGCTGGCCAACATTTCAGCTGGCAGCACGGTTGCCGGAAGTTCTATCACGACGGCGCTGGTTTCAGCCCTCAGCGAGGGTATGAGCACCGCGCTGGATAACAGCATTACGGGCCTGAAATCCCAGCGGCAGGCCCAGATTGAGTTTACCCAGGCGCAGGTAAGCGCCGCGCAGGGCTCGATAGAGAACGCCAGGCAGCTGCGTGCTGAAGCTATCGAGAAGCAGAACATCGCAGTTAAGACCATTGAAGCCGCCCGTGCCGACCGCGAGCGCGCCTTTGCGCTCGATGAGCATTTTGCCAAACAGGCCGAGGTGAACAAGCAGTACGGGCTGGCAGTCAGCTATGAGGCCGAGCACGTCAAAAATGCCAGAACCATTCAGGAGGCGAATCTTGCTGAAGCGAAGGCGAAGGGTAGCCTTGCAGAAGCGACGAAAACGGTGCTGGCGGCTGATATCGCCGAGTCTGCCGGGAAGCAGCAGTTGGCCACCTCAACGCACCAGCTCGCCGTGGCCAGCCAGGAGTTATCTCTTGGCCAGCGAGCTGCTGCAGCCAGTGCAGGCCTGCTGCGTGGAGCAATGGCGATGGTCGGCGGTCCTGTCGGGCTGGCCGTTATTGCCGTCGCCGGTGCGGTGACCGCGATTTACTCGGCCTACTCCAACAGCGAAGCGGTCATTAAAGGGTATACGCAGGCGTTACAGAAATCCGGCCAGCAGTCCGTTATGTCGGTGATGTATCTGCAGAACCTGACCTCCAGCCTCGGTGATTCAGATCGCGCCGTTAAGGCGGTTACGGCATCCGTGTCGGCGGGTTTCGGTGGCAATATGCTGGAGCAGGTCGCCAGCCTCGGCACGCGAATGGAGGAAATCGGGCAGAGCTCCGACGATCTCGTGTCGCTGCTGTCGAGCCTGAAAGGCGATCCGCTGCAGGCGCTTCAAAAGCTGACCGACCAGGGGATTTTGCTCAACGGCAGCATGATAGACCAGATAGTCACGCTCGAGCGCCAGGGGAAAACCTCTGAAGCAACGGCGCTGCTGCAGCAGGCGGCGATGAATGACCTTGATACCAAACTCAAGGAGCAGGAATCGAACGTAGGTGGGCTGAAAAGCGCGTGGAAATCGCTGAAAGATTTTGTCGCAGATGCGTTTAAAACGATGGGAGACGCGCACATAGCCACCGCGCAGGCGATGGCTGCGGGTGCAGGTGTTGATCTCGATACCACTCCTGACCCGGCAATCAAGCAGCGTGAAGAGGCGGAAAAGCAATATCAGGCACAGAAAAAGCAGCGTGAAGAAATTTCGAAGCGTCTGAAGGACGAAAACACGCTTTCAGGGCTGCTAAAAGCCGGGACATCGCGTGAAAAAGAGCGGGCCGATGCCGTTGCGCTTGTTAATGCCAATTTCACCAAAGGAACGGCTGAATACACGCAGGCAATGCGCGGCATCGACAAAATGTATGCCGAGCAGAAAAAATCCCGCGAGAAGGCGTACAGCGACGATGCTGCGACCACGCGCCTGAATCAGCTTCGCCAGGAAGAGGCCGCGCTGCGGTCCCAGAACGAACAGACCGAGACGCTGACGCAGTCGGAAAAGAAACTGGCGCAGTTCAACCAGGAAATCGCTGACCTCAAGGAGAAGCGTATCCTGACCGCTGGCCAGCGCAGCATTCTGGCGCAGGAAACGGAGCTGCGTCACCAGCTGGAGATTAACGCCAGCCTGGATAAAGCCAACCAGCAGCGCAAACTCGGCCTTCAGATTCAGGAGCAGAACCAGGAGCTTTATCGCTCAACGCTGCAGCTGCAGCAGGAATATGCTAACAGTGTCGCCCAGATGACCATGAGCTCCGATGCCTATGACCAGATGGTAGCAGAGCAGCAGGTCCGGGAGCGTTTTGCAAAGCTCCGGGAAGAGCAGGATAAAACGATTTCCGATCACAGTTCCGAACTGTACCGAAAACAAACTGAGGTGCTGAGGGATGAAGAGCAGAAGCAGCTGGAAATTGTCCGTAGCGGTGCAGAGCGGAAAAAGCAGGTAGAAGGGTCATCGTTTGACGGGATGAAAAAAGGGCTTACGGACTGGCGAGTTAACGCTGAAAACCAGTTCACCCAGGTTCGCGACATTGCCATAAACGCGATGGACGGCATGGGTACTGCCCTCTGGAATGTTGCGTCGAAGGGAAAGGGAGAGTTCAAATCGCTGGCCGTATCCGTTATCGACGATATTGGCAAGATGATCACAAAGATGCTGATGCTGAACGCTATCAAATCCGGTGCATCAGCGCTGGGTGTGAGCAGCTGGTTCGGTTGGGCTGACGGGGGTTATACCGGCGACGGCGGCAAGCATGACGTCGCCGGTGTGGTTCACCGTGGCGAATGGGTGGTTCCGCAATCTGTGGTCAAGAAGCCTGGCATGCTCAGTTTCCTGAATCAGCTTACTTACGGCAACGGCTACGCCGAAGGTGGGCTGGTCGGTGGCGGCGTGGCAAAACCATCCGGAGATTCGTATTCGCTGCCCTCTGCTGGCCAGGGCAACCTCCATTTCTCTTTAACTATTCCGCTGCAGGTCATTCAGCAGGGCGGCGCGAGTCAGGAACCTTCCTCAAAAAGTCAGGAGCTTCTGACCAGCGAGACCAAAGCCCGACTTAAGCAGTTTGTTATTGAAACGCTTGATCGCGAACTGGCCAACGGAGGCATGATTGACACCAAAATGAGGACGGCCTGATGGCATTGCAGACGTTTACCTGGTCTCCGCGTAATGGCCCCGTGGGAGACTTTAAGTACCGAACCAGCAGCGTACAGTACGGCGATGGCTATGAGGCAGTAACCGGAGAGGGCATTAACCCGGAGACGCAGTCATGGCCATTAACGTTCACCGGTATGAATGAGGATATGAAGCCGGTGCTGAAGTTTTTGCGCGAGCATGGCGAAGTCAAAGCATTCAAATGGACCAACCCGTTGGGTGAACTTGGTCTCTACCGCGCAACGCAACTGAAGGTCACGGCTCTTGATTTTGCACGAATGACAATTACAGTCACATTTGCGACGGCATATCGGGCCGAGCCAATATAAATCTGAGGGATATTAATATCATTTTGCTATGATGATTTCTTTGAAATAAGGGAATGTTGTCATGCTTAGAATATGTGGTTTTGTAGTTCTGGTTCTAGGTGTTATATGCATCATCATGGGCCTCGATATGGATGTCACGGTGAGCTCAGGCGCTCAGATGAACGTATATAATACGGGGCTGATTGCCTCTAGACAGATGACTGTCTCTATCGGGTGCTCACTTCTGGTCACCGGTGCAATTCTTTTGTCTGGTGGTGTGTTAAAAGAGGCGATTATCAAGAGTGCCTTACCACACGTGAAAGCAGACACTGAATCTCCTGTTCATGAATCCAAATTTGTAGAGAAAAGGGCCGATGGTAGTTTTATTCTTAATGAGGATGCGGTTCGTCATTATGCGGAAAAATTGCATAAAGAAATGCCAGATAATACCGCGCTTTCCGTTATGGTCACTAACGCACCACATATTGAAAGAATAAAATCGGGAATGCCTTCTGAATTAGCTAAGAAATTTGAAAGGCTACTTGAGACAAATTTGCAAGCCATTAAATAACGTCTAAAAGGCACCTTTGAAACCCCGCACTGCGGGGTTTTTTGTTATGGGGCCGCGCTCCTAATGAGAGGTTTTTATGGGGATAACCGCTGACGATCAAAAACTCGAGCCCGGCAACAAGATCGTCCTGTTTGAAGTTGATGGTACCGCGTTTGGGGCCGATGTTCTCTATTTCCACAACCACGCAGTAGCGTACACGGAAGAAGAAATCCTCGCAGCCGGTGATGATGAATCGGAACTACCGGGTAAGCCGATTTACTGGCAGGGCATCCGATACGATCTCTGGCCATGCCAGATTGAGGATATCGAAGCCAACGGCGACGGAACGCCAGTATCGCCAAAATTATCCGTTGGGAATCTGGACGGTTCGATCTCCGCGCTGTGCCACCTTTTTCAGGATATGAAGCAGGCAAAGGTCACCATCCACCGAACGTATGCGTATTACCTCGATGCCAGTAATTTCCCGGACGGGAACTCACAGGCCGATCCGACTGCCGAGCAGCTGGAGGTGTTTTACATCGACAGCAAAACTGCAGATAACGAAACGGACGTTCAGTTCAAGTTAAGCTCGCCTGTTGACGTGACCGGGCAGAAGGTTCCGGCCAGACAAATGACCAGCCGTTGCGCCTGGTGCCTGCAGGGCCAGTATCGGGGTGCGGACTGCGGTTACACCGGCACGAAGTATTTCGACAAGTTCGGCAACCCGGTTGATAACCCTGCAGATGACGTCTGCTCCGGAACGGTGGCAGGCTGCAAGCTGCGCTGGGGGGAAGATGAGCAGCTGCCGTTTGGCGGTTTTCCGGCAATTGCGATCACGAGGATTTAATGATGCTGAGCCAGAGACTTATCACCGCCATTGAAAAACACGCTGCTGCAGCCTATCCCCATGAATGCTGTGGCCTGATTATTCGCGCCACGCGCCAGCGCCGGTACATCCCCTGCAGTAATTCACACGAAAATCCCTCTGAGCACTTCATGATATCCGCGCAGGCCTGGGCTGATGCTGAGGACATGGGGGAGGTGCTGGCCATCGTTCATTCACATCCGGATGCGGGGCCGCACGCTTCCTCCGACGACCAGAAGTCGTGCCATGACTCCGGATTGCCCTGGGTGATCATGTCGTGGCCAGGCGGTGAGTACACGGTGACAACACCGGCAGATACACCACCGATTCTCAAGCGGCCCTTTATACACGGCAGCTGGGATTGCTACGGGCTCATCCGGGACTGGTATCAGCAGGAGCGGGGCATCGAATTGCCTGATTTTCACCGTGACGACAACTGGTGGACGCGCGGCGAAAACCTTTACGTAAAACACTATGCCGAAGCGGGATTTTATTCTCACGCCGACGAACTGCAGGTAGGGGATGTGATCCTGATGCAGTACAAGGCAGAAGAAATCAACCATGCAGGTATCTATCTGGGCGACGGGAAAATGCTGCACCACATGTACGGCAAGCTGAGCGACGTCGTTCCCTACGGCGGCATGTGGCGCGAGAGAACAATGTTGATACTGAGGTACCAGAATGGCGATGAACACAGTTGAGAAAATCGTGCTTGTACGGCTCTATGGCAAGCTCGGCTCTTTATTTGGACGTGAGCACCGCCTTTCCGTTTCCTCGGTGCGGGAGGCTATCAGGGCGCTTTGTATCATGCTCCCCGGCTTTGAGCGCTGGCTCGATACGAGTGAAGGACGCGGCGTGACCTACAGCGTGTTTAACGGCTCCCGCAACGTGACTGCAGAAGAGCTGCATCTGAACGGTGTGCATGAAGTTATCAGGATTGCGCCGGTCATTATCGGCAGTAAAAAGGCGGGAGTGTTCCAGACTATCTTCGGCGCTGTGCTGGTAGCGGTTGGCTTTGCGCTGAGCTTTACGCCAGCAGCAGTGGCCTCGCCGTTCCTCTACAAAATGGGGGCGGCGATGATGCTTGGGGGCGTTGTCCAGATGCTCACGCCCAGCGGCACTCAGGGCATGACGATGGACTCCGGCGATACCCGGAAAAGCTATTCGTTTGGCTCCCCAATCAACCAGTCTGCAGCGGGGAACGGCGTCAATCTTCTCTACGGTAAGCGTCTTGTCGCCGGTGTTCTTATCAGCGGCGGCATCTACGCAGAAGAACAGCAATAACGCTTATCTCGCAACATGTTTAATTCTCCCGCTCAGGAGGGATTTTTTTTGCCCGGAGTTTGCATATGGCAGTAATCAGGGGTTCGAAAGGGGGCGGTGGCGGCGGTGATAAAGGCGGCAATCGCGGTACCGAGATCGCCTCCGTAGCGTACATGAAAATTCTGCTGGCGCTGACCGAGGGGGAAGCTGCAGGAGACTTTACCGGAAAAGATATTTATCTCGATGGCACGCCACTGCTTGATGATGCTGGCAACGAAAACTTCCCTGGCGTGACGTGGGAGTGGCGCAGCGGCACGGTGGATCAGGATTATATTGCTGGCTTCCCGGCAGTAGAGAATGAAATCAGCGTTGGCACGGAGCTGAAATACGGGACGCCGTGGGTTAAATCCATTAACAACACCCAGCTTTCTGCAGTACGCCTGCGGCTTAAATTTCCTAACGGCGTTTATAAACTGCGCGACAGCGGCGGGAAGGATGGCTACCGGATTGCGTTCGCTATCGATATTTCAACCGATGGCGGTTCCTACGTTGAATACGGCACGGATGAGGCGGACGGCATTGCCGCAGCCGGGTATGAGCGGAGCTATCGAATTGACCTGCCGGCAGCGACATCCGGCTGGCAAATCCGCGTCCGACGCCTGACGGAAAATACCACTGATGGTCGGCATGCGGATACTTCGCGCATTGAATCAATGACCGATATTGTCGATGCCAAGCTGCGCTATCCGCACACGTCGCTGCTGTTCATCCAGTTTGATTCGAAGCTGTTTGACGGCAGAACGCCAAACGTCACCGTGGAAATGAAGGGGATAATCGTCCGCGTACCGGCGAACTACGATCCTGTTACCCGCACCTACAGCGGCACCTGGGACGGAACCTTTAAGTGGGCATGGACAAACAACCCCGCCTGGATTTTTTACGATCTGGTGCTGAACAAACGATACGGTCTGGGAAAACGGATCACCGCAGATTTAGTCGATAAATGGACCCTGTACCAGATTGCACAGTACTGCGATGCGCAGGTTTCGGACGGTGCAGGCGGAAAAGAGGCGCGGTACCTATGCGATTTGTACATTTCCCAGCGTACGGATGCATGGACCGTGCTGATGGATTTGGCGAACATCTTCAGGGGGATGATCAGCTGGTCCAACAATCTTCTGTCCGTTGACGCCGATATGCCCCGCGAGCTGGACCCCGATTTTGTGTTCAACAAGTCGAATATCGTGGGCGCGTTTAACTTCTCCAGCACATCGGAAAAGACGAACTACTCGTCAGCAATCGTCACCTACAGCAACCCGGCCAACGGCTATCAGGACGATCAGGCCAGCGCCTGGGTGCCGGAAGTCTCTAACCGGTTCGGCTTTAACACCATAGAGCTGTCCCGTATCGGGTGTACGCGGGAATCAGAAGCGCAGCGGCATGGGCTTTACGCCATTGAAACCAACCGCGATGACAATGGCGTGGAGTTTAAAACAGGGATGGAAGGGCGCATCCCGCGTATAGGCAAGGTGGTCGGCATCAGTAACGCCCCGCTGGCCGGTCGCGAGAACGGCGGTCGCGTAGCTGCAGCCTCCGGAACGAAGGTCACGCTTGACCGTATTACGACTGCGAAAGCGGGGGACACGCTTATCGTTAACCTGCCCACCGGCAAATCCGAAGGCAGGAAGGTGAAAAGCATCTCCGGACGCGCAGTGACCGTTGAGTCAGCGTACAGCGTTACCCCAAATGCTGAATCAGCGTGGGTGCTTGACCAGTCTGATTTAGCCATTCAGCTGTTCCGCGTTAAGCGGCTTATGGTTAATTCCGATAACACGGTCACCATTAACGGCCTGCCTTACAATCCGAACAAGTTTCCGCGCGTTGATGACGGCGCGGTGATTGAAGACAGGCCCGTCAGCGTTGTGCCGCCACGCGGTCAGGGAATGCCGGAAAATATCACGCTCTCCAGTGTTTACCGCGTTGAACAGGGGATAGGCATCACCACGATGGTTGTTACGTGGGATACCGTCAAAAATGCCGTTGCCTATGAGGCGCAGTGGCGTCAGAACAACGGCGACTGGATTAACGTTCCGCGTACCGGCAACACGCGCTTTGAGGTCGATGGAATTTACTCCGGGCGTTACGTGGTCCGAATCCGCGCGGTTAACGCACTCGATATCGCATCCCTCTGGGCAACGTCAGCTGAGACAGAGCTTACGGGTAAGGTCGGAAAACCACCTATGCCCGTGAACCTCGCCACGCAGCCGTTGGTGTTTGGGATCGGCATTTCCTGGGGATTTCCGTCCGGGACGCAGGACACGCAGAAGACAGAAATCCACTACAGCGCCACGGCGAACGGTGATTCTCCGTTACTGCTGGCAGACGTGCCTTATCCCTCATCGACCTACCAGCAAATGGGATTGCTGGCTGGAAAATCGTTCTGGTACCGGGCAAGGCTCGTTGATCGCCTGGGTAATCAGAGCGACTGGACCGAGTGGGTATTTGGTCAGTCGAGCACAGACGTATCTGATATCACCGATTCCATTCTCAAGGAGATGGAGGAAACGGGTCTACTGAAGGATGTGGTTGATAATGCCGTCGACAGCAATGAAAAAATTGCTGGCATGGTTAATGACATCAAACAGGCCAATGACGAACTGGAGCTGCAGGCGAAGGATATCGCCCAAAACGCCCGGAACATTGGGAAGGTACAGACCAGCGTTAATGAGCTTTCCAGCACTGTCGGGGATGTTTCGTCTTCACTCAGCCAGCTTGAGCAAACGGTGGCAACAGAAGATGCCGCCCTGGGCCAGCGAATTGACAGCATCAGCGTATCCATGGACGGCATGACGGGTGGAGTGAAGAACTCAGCCATCGCCATTATCCAGAGCGGGCTGGCGCAGGTGGCCACACGCAAAAGGTTATCCGCAACGGTCGCTGGTAACAGCGCTCAGCTGGACCGTATTGACGAGGTTATCGTTAACGAGAAGGAAGCAACGGCGCGCTCGCTGCTGAGCCTGCAGACGGACGTTAACGGCAACAAGGCATCCATCAACAGCCTGAACCAGACGTTCTCGGATTACCAGCAGGCTATGGCCACGCAGGTAAACAGCATCACGGCGACCGTTAATGGCCACACTTCTGCGATCACCACCAACGCGCAGGCTATTGCGAACGTCAACGGCGACCTGAAGGCGATGTACAACATCAAGGTTGGTGTCTCCAGCAACGGGCAGTATTACGCCGCGGGGATGGGTATCGGCGTGGAGAATACGCCATCCGGCATGCAGTCGCAGGTTATCTTCCTGGCAGATCGCTTCGCAGTCACCACGGCGGCCGGTAACAGCGTGGCCTTGCCGTTCGTGATCCAGAACGGGCAGACATTCATTCGGGCCAGTTTCATTCAGGACGGCACCATTGAGAATGCCAAAATCGGCAACTATATCCAGTCGAATAATTATGTGGCTGGATCTGCAGGCTGGAAGCTTGATAAGGGAGGGACGTTCGAAATCAACGGCGTGGCCGGGGGCGGGAGGATGCTGATAACCAGCACTCTCATTCGCATCTACGACAGCAACAATGTGCTGCGCGTCAGAATGGGGTTATGGTAATGCCACAGGGTTTGCAATGTTGGGATAGTGCAGGGCGGGTTGCAGTTGATTTAAGCGATTATGCGATCCGGTATATCGGAAGCACCTCTGTAACTTTTGCTGCGGGGGAGACGTCGAAAAACGTTTCTTTCGGGGGAATAACACAGGACGGCTCATTTATTTCGATTGTGTCTACTGGCGCTACGGTCAATGAATACCACTGCCGCGCATATAACGGCGGTTTTACTGCTTATTATTTGCCGACAACCGGAAGCCCTGCGATAACACTCAATGTGGAGGTTTATAACTTTCAATGAGCGGATTCGAAGTTTATAACAGCGATGGTAAACTGCTGGTGGACTCACAAAACAGGTCCACCCTTTTTTATGACCAGCGGACACTCGGAGCTGTTGAGAGTAAGGGTTATTACCAGGTAGATAGCCCGTTTGGTAATGGCAGCACGCTGGGTTTTACACCGCAGCAATTCTGGAATGACGGCAGATTGCGATGGCTGAAGTTGGGCACAAACAGGTACGGTATGCCAGGTGCAGACCTGCTTGAAGATAATGCGGGGAGTATGATCCGGACTGCACGTAATATTGGAATGCAGAGCGGTTATCTTGACGTATTTGACACCGGAGGGAATCTCATATGGAGCGCAGCTTCCGCATCGAAAATGCCACGTGTTGTCGGGTTCTTCGATGTGCCGGCGAACTATGATCTGCAGAACAATACGCTTTCCGTGAGCCTGGGCTTTAACCCCTGGATTCTGGTAAATAACTGCCCTGGCAATCTCAGCGATGATGGAACTGTTACGGGCTATTCAGGGATAGTGCTCAAATGGACGGGCTCACAGCTGCAGGGGCGGTATATTTCAAAAAACCAGCGCAGCTGGAGCCAGACATTTCAGGGCAGGGGATTACGAATCCCCATTGCTCAGTTTGTCGGTATTTGACTCAGGGGGAACGCGAGGGTACTGAGTGGCAATCATATTTTGTCTCACCCCTTTCGCTGCGTTGAAGCGATAAACAACATCAAGTTTATCGGTTTTTTTATAGCAAATATTACTGAGCCGTTTATTTACATGTCGGCTAAATATTCCATTGCTACTGTCAGAAATAACCGTCATTTCCCGTGTGGCGCAGTCAATATTCACGTGAATATCACCTCCCAATGATAAACGGGCAGCTTCAACCGGATAGTCCATTCTGAATGCGTTGTCTGTGTGTTTACTGGAACATCCAGCCAGCAGCAAAAATACTGCAGCAAATAATCGTTTCATTTCTACATTCCTGTAAATGCGGGAATATCCATTTTATTAGAGTTTAAAAAATAGTCAGATTGATATGAGCGATCAATTTTACATGATTGATCGTTTCAAACGATCGTTATTATCGTGAGGTAGTTCATGCTTTATAACACTGGCACTATCGCTATTAACGGAAATACCGCAACCGGCACTGGCACAAACTGGACGGCACCGGCCAGCCAGGTACGCGCTGGCCAGACGATTATCGTCATGTCTAACCCGGTCCAGATGTTTCAGATTTCATCCGTGAACAGCGCCACGTCAATGACGGTTACGCCAGCTGCTTCCCCGGCGCTGAGCGGCCAGAAGTACGGCATTCTGGTATCAGACACTATCTCGGTCGATGGCCTGGCACAGGCCATGTCTCAGCTCATCAAAGAGTATGACGAGAATATCGGTGCGTGGGAGACATTCGCCACCACATCGGCAAATCAGAGCATCACTGTAACCATCAACGGCACCGCCGTAACCATCCCCGGCATCGGGAAATTGGCGCAGAAAGGGAGCAACGGTGCGCTTGCAATCGCTGACGGCGGGACCGGTGCAACGAAGGTGGAAGACGCTCGCACAAACCTCGGTTTGGGAAGTAGCGCTACGAAGGACGTCGGAACGGCTGCCGGGAACATCATGCAAGTGGGGGCTTTTGGGGTTGGAACATACCAGGCTCCAAGGCCAAATGATGCAAACTCATCGTTTATCAGTGATGCTGACGGTAACACCAGTTGGGCTCCTGCCAATGGCTGCGGCTACCAAAGCTCTTATAACACTCAGCGCATAGCGCAAATGTGGGTTACCACTGGCGGAGCTGGCTATTGCCGTTTTCTGTTAAACACGAATCCTCAAACTGCAAAAACAGATGCTCCGTGGACTGTATTTCAGTCAGCAGGAACATCGGACATTAACTTTAAGAAAGTGACCGGGGATCTGGATCTAAACGAATCGCTGTCGAACATCGAGGCAATGGATTTTAAGACCTTCTACTACCTTGCTGATGAAGAGAAAGCCATTCGGCGCGGCGTTATTGCTCAGGAGTTGGAAAAGATAGATCCGCAATATGTTCACTCGGCTGAGGAGTCGGGAAAAATGACACTCGACCTCAATCCTCTGGTGCTCGATGCGCTGGCGGCAATCAAAGCGCTGGCAATCCGCGTAAGCGCATTAGAGGAAGCCGCTAAGCCTCCCGCTCCTGGCTCATTCGCTGGTTAAAAAGTGAATCTGCGGGCATATCTAGGCGAACATCGATCCAGCTGTTCGCCGGGACATCTATCAGCTCTCCTTTCGTTTTGATCATCTCTCCGTCATCGCTCAGCATGAATTTGCGCTTAAACAGTCGGATTATTAGCTCGCCATTGTCGGTTTGCTCTGCCTCAACCACCCCCAGCTCTCCCATGCCGCCCGGGTCCATTGGCGGCAGCAACTGCCAGCCTTCTGATGCCAGGCCTGTCGAACCGGCGAGCAGGTAAACACCGACGTCGAGACGAAAAAGAGTTATTCCCTCCGCCTCAGAGTTCGCCGTTCCACAGCCACACCATGAGAAACCATCTTCCTCTATATCGGCGCGCTGGCACGCTTCCTGGCTCGCTACGATACGGGCAACAGGAGACGCTGCCTTTAGTGTGCCATCGCTGGACTTTGTGGTATTACCCGTGGTGTAAGCCTCCTGATATGACCAGGACGAGCCACCGTAATACGAAAACCACGTCCGCCGTAGAATGTAGGCCTGATGAATACGGGTTGGTCGGCTGCCCCGATTGACGACTATAGACGTAATGCCGGTATTTGCAGTCAACCCCAGTTGGGTCTGTCCGTCATTTTGATGGGAGGAGAAACAGGTCGGTGTAAATGCGTCCATAGCGTCCAACAGGGGGCCGTCTCCGTTGATAGTTCCAAGCCCAAATGCTCCCACTTGCATGATGTTCCCGGCAGCCGTTCCGACGTCCTTCGTCGCGCTACTTCCCAAACCGACGTTTTATAGATTGCCCTCTGGCAACCATGCCGATACCGTCACCTGATTTTTTTGCAAAAATGATTGGGTGAGAAATATGCAAATTGGCTATGTCAGGGTGTCAACAAATGACCAAAATACAGATCTTCAGCGACAGGCGCTCGAACGCGCAGGATGTGAGCAGATTTTCGAAGAAAAAATGAGCGGAACAGTGGCAAACAGGCCAGCACTCAAAAAACTTCTCAAGGCGCTGAATGAGGGGGACACGCTGGTGGTCTGGAAGCTGGATCGCCTCGGGCGAAGCATGCGTAATCTGGTGCTACTGGTTGACGAACTCCGTCAGCGGGGTATTCACTTCAAGAGCCTCACCGACAGTATAGATACATCAAGTCCGATGGGGCGTTTCATTTTTCATATTATGTCAGCTCTAGCAGAAATGGAGAGGGAGTTGATAGTGGAACGCACTCGGGCGGGTTTGGCGGTTGCGAGGGAAAAGGGGCGGATCGGCGGCAGGCGTCCGAAGTTAACTACTGAACAATGGGCGCAGGCCGGGCGGCTCATTTCAAATGGTGTTGATAGAAAGCAGGTAGCAATAATTTATGACGTGGCAGTTTGCACGCTATATAAAAAATTTCCTGTATCTAAGCTGATTTAA